AGGATAGCCTGCTCTGCTAGTTCTTTCACATTCATTTTAAGACCTCATCTTGAGTGTATTTAGACCAGTCGGTAAACACCGACCTCCTTTGTAAAGCATGTAGGCTGTGGCACCACACTCCGGGATTGGTAGCACGGAAGTCTCGATCATCTAGTTTGAGTGTGGCATTGTAACCAAATTGTCGTATGTAAGGTAGTTTGACACTGATCATGGGAATGAAGTTGTCAAACTCCACCAGACTGCTTTCCAGCAGTCCTTCGGCCTGTGCCACATCAAGATCCAAGGTACAGTAGTTGGGGATCTGTTCCAGACAAGCACGGATCATCCACTCCCAATCGCGCCACCCATCGCCATCATTGGTATCTAACTTAGGAAAACTTTGATTGGCACCAAAGTAAATGTGTTCACAATCATTGTTGTTGAACTGCTGTAGAACGATCTGTGGATCTTGTATGCCCACCACAAACAAGGTCCGGAGACCATAGGCCGGCGAGTGTTCTACTTCGGTTCCAATAAAGAAACTGACTGCTTCATGTCCTTGTCGGTTCATCGTATCTGATCATGTTCGAGTTGATCTAATCGGGCCTGTTGGTCCGGGCTAAATTCGTCTTCTAATTGTACACTATCCTCATCCGCTTCGTCAACTGTTTCGAACAAAGCATTAAACTGGCTATGTGCGTTTTTGGCTTTCTTGCCTTTGAATCCACGTGTACCCACAATGTCCATCCAATAACGGTCATAGTGTTCGATAATGGCTTCGGCTTCGGCACGATCTGGAGTGGCAAATATAGCATCAACGATGTCTTTGAATCGGGCATGATCACCATTTTGATTCCACATCATAGCCGGCCACGAACCGTTGTCGTATTCTCTATTGGCACGCTGTACCGCTTCGATGTGCATCCAAACATTGTGCCCCATCAACAGTGCATAGCTGAAACTATCCCACGAAGTCTTACCTTCCTTGCCAATCTTGTTGAGATCACCGGGCTTGTAGATACAGATGTCTTTCATCTGTAGTTGCTGGCTGATAGGACTTTCATCAAAGTGATTGATCAAACCATCAGCAATCACAGCAGGACCAAACTGGCGTGTGTCTGTGGCATACTTTTTGTCATCCACAATGGGACTCATACGATAGCACCATTTGTCGTTGTGTGGCAAGTCAATGTGGTGATACACTTGTCCGTTAGCTGTGGCCAAGAACGGACTAGCACAGTCAAAGCTGATGGTGAAACTTGGATTCACATACTTGCGAACAGCACGCTGGATATCTGTGAGCAACACTGCCCACTCTAATTTACTGGTGCCCAAGAAGTGCATCCAATCGTGAATGCCTTCTTGTAACAAGTTGTCATGTCTAAGTGCTACCAACCGTTTGAGAACCAAGTGTACATCACACATGTTCTGACCACCCATACTCCAACCATCAAAGTGCGTGTCAGGATATACTGCGGGATCACAATAGTGCTTCATGATATCATACCAACGATCTGCGTCAGCATGATTGGCACCTTGTAACACATTCAGGAATTTGGCACCTCCATTCTTGACACCTCGACGATGTTTCATGAAGTAGTCGTTGTTGAACTTGGTGGCGTCTACTGCTTCTTCTAGTGTGGTAATTTGACATGCCGCTGACGCTTTTTTATCGTGAATAACCCAAGTTGGAATATCCAAAATCATGCCATAGTCGGCAATGTTATCTAACCACTTGAGTACAGCCGCACGCTTCTTTTGTGCTTTGGCACAACCAGAGTTAGCCTTCCAGTCACCTTCCCACAAGCCCTTGGCGATCTGGAATCCACCCGAGTCGCCCAACATAAGTGTGCCAGGTTCACGGTTACGCACCATGTCTTCCGACCAGTCCTGCTTGTTTAAATCCAAGTTGGCATGACCACCTGAGTACAACGACCATTTGTAAGGGAATAGACCTTTTTGACTATTGAGCCAGTTCATTTGTTCCATGTCCGGAATGCCTGCAGGCATTCTAGCAGGATCCACATAAGGACCGTTGACTGGATCACGTTGCTTGCCTACGAATGTGGCATAGAAGCCCGAGATGGCCGGCAGGAATACCGCATAGTCATTTTGTTTGGCGGTTAGATTATCTTGTGTCATACTGTTAAAAATCCTGTAATATTACATGTCCATTTGGTTGCAAGGCCCACGTTGGCTGACAAATGATAACTGTCTGGTTGCCAGACAATAACGTCCCCCTGTTGCCAATTAGAGTATACAGTATCTTTGACTTGAATCATATGGCCAATTTGCCAATCTGATAAAAATAACAAAAATCTCCATACTGGGCGGGTGTCTTCTGGAAATCGATTTTTTAAATAAAAAAATCGATCTACATGCCAAGGTAATATTTGCCCAACATCTTGTCTTGTGACTGTGGGCAAGGCATGATCCAGTGGCAATTGATCACAAATGTCCTTTTCCCAAGCAAACGTAATTTTTTCACCGGCTGTGGTAGTTTTCCAAATCTTGGTGTTGTGTTGAGTGTATCCATACTCTTTGTACTTGTTTTGTATATCAAACAGTGGAGTACCTCTGAGTGTTTCATCATCAACAACTGGCAAATTGCGTGATTGATCTGTGGCCACCGATTCTAAATCTTTATCGATCTGCTTCCATGGCAAATCAAGACGCCCACAATAGAGATAATCAGTGTTAAATTGTTTTGTAAATTTCATCGGTAATGCAGATCCTATTATATCCTTCGCGCCAGAATTCATTGTGCTTGACAGGGTCTCCCAAAGCCAAGGTCACAGTCGGGGTTGGTTGTATGCCAAGAGATTTACAAATTTCTAGTTGTTTTGGCCTATAACGTTGTATCACCCAGTCATGTGAAAATTGATCCAACAGTTCCAAGGCTACACTGACAGCGATGCGGTTGTAGGTTTTGCTGTCAGACAGAGCTTGAACTACGTCATCTTGGTATTTGTGAGTCATACGCATACCCAATCTCAATTGCGCCGACATGGGTTTGCTGAGGCTCCATACCAAGTCAGTTATACACGAATGTGTAAGATCAAAATGCATTTCGGTGCTGATTCCAAAATAAGCCAAGTCCAACAACACAGGAATTTCTAAATCAGAGCACTCCTTGAGAAACATTTCATAGTGGGGATGATATCCTCCATTGCCGGCAAAAGGCACGCTCAAAACAACAGCATCCCCGGATTTTAAAGGTGCATCTTCCAGATAACACCAATTGGCGGTAGCATTGTTACAGATTATTTTACTACCTACGAATTCGGCTCTGCTGAATCTTACACGTCGCGTGGTTACGTGTCTATGAATAAATGCTTGTATGCCATCATAGGTCCCTGCGCAGTAAGCATGACAAGCAAATCTATCAAGCCCTTGTAATTTTTGCGTTGTGCTAGACTGTATCCAGTTTAAAAAACTTGCAAAATAATCTTGCCCAGACCAAGTTTCTATCGCCACGGTTGCCGGATCCATGCACTTCAGAAAATCAAATATTGTTTTCTGTATGTCTGGATCTGACAATGGTTTATGGCCAATAATCACTTGCTTTGTGCTGGTAGGATATAGTTATAAACAGCAAGACCCGAGTCCACAGTGATCATGGCCGCGCCATCGTCACTGATCTTAAAGGTCTTGTCACCAGTCAGATCAAGGATTCCAATCACGGTCTTGATAGGCCATGCCCATGAACGTTTGAGTGTTCCTGATACCCCTGGATGAAACACAAAGTTACCTGCGTGGGTTGAATGGTCACCAAAGAAAAATTTCAAATCGCCGCCGTCGGTTTTGGCAGTGAAGTTCACTTCTTCGGCATTGGCCTGAGCCTGCATCTTGAGTCGCTGGATCGCAGCCACGGTTGGAACAAATTCAATGTGCCAGTTGACACCTTTGAACTTTACAGTCTTGAGTTTTTCGTTGACAATTTCACTTGCCATGAATCTGTAATTGTTCTTAAAATCTCCAGTTTTATTTTCAAAGTTAATGCCGTCTGGAGCACCTGTGTCTTTTCTTGTGATGGTAAGCTGTGCATTCTCTTTGTACTCTTGCAAGTTTAACAGGATTTTCAATTTGCTCAAATTGGGCATACCAAAATTGCCAATAAAATCCGCCACCGGCGCAGCAAATGCCCCTTCTACTACTACACTGCGATCTTCAGCCAAGCCGTTGATCACTGTGCTTTTGTCGTCTCCGGTGATTTTGACCAGGTCAATTACGCCCAGGTCGTGTGTGTGTTCTACTAAGTCTAATAAATGATCTCTCATGTGCATCTCCTTTGATTAAATTGTACAGTGTTTATTTAGATTTTGCAACTATTTTGGTATAACTTTTGCCAAAGTCTGGCCGCCACGCAAGGAAGTAAATTCCCCGGGTTTTCGTAATTCCAACCAAGTAGTGGGCCCTTGATCAGTCCATGAAAATACAATTTCAAATCCCAAACTTTGTGCCAACTCTCTAACCAAGTATCCTGGAGTGTAACAACAAAAATGTTGTTCGACCAAGATGACTCCTTTGTCACGATCACAATCGTTAAAGGTCAAGGCCAGCACACCCCCGTGTCTGAGTTTTTGATAGATTTCTGACAAATATTTTCTAATCACTTCAAACGGTCTAAAATTAAAAAAATTATAGGCAAGTACGAAGCCAAATTGTCCATTGGGTAATTTAGCTAAAATTTCGTGATCTTGTCGTTCATTGATAGTATAAGGTCTTAATCTTCCTTGGTATTGTTCATTGAACAGGTTCATGGCTGGTGCCAACAGATCGTGATTTTCATCCACTAGATACAAAGGGTCTGATGCCAGGAGTTCATTTATGTAGGTTTCTTGCCCTGGACGTATGATCATGGCTGGGTGTTGCCAGCTGTTGTATCTCACTATGCGAGTGCGATAAAACTGTTCAGTTTCTGAGGTTATTCCAGGACGACGATTTAGAATATATTCTGTAGTTTCATAGATCATCTCTTTTTCGTATAATCTATAACTTTCTTGGAACCAAGGTTTTTCGCTGTCAGCTATCAATTGGGCGAGTTGAGACTTTAATTCAGTCAAATCTTTTTCGAATGCGTCAAAGGCCAGTTGTATGCCTTGTCGTTGTTGTTGCAAAATATGAGAAAAATCAGCTAATTGGATGTTTTGTGTATCTACTAAATGAGTAACTTTTTCTATCTCTTGGTCGGCGGTTTGCCCAACAGGAACCGCCGACATGGCGTCAAGTTGACAACGATAATTAACTAGAGTACTTAGTTTCATATCACCACTCAAACAAGGTCTGGAATGTGTTTTCTGTGTTAGTGGCCGAAGCTAGATCCCAACCTAACACGCCCAACAAGTTGTCGATCTTTTGATCTACCACTGTGGCTTCCATCTCTGTGTCATCAAAAGGCAGTTCTTTAAACCAAACAGGCAAGTTGGTTTCGTCTGTGGGATAACCTATGCTGGTCCATCCCAAAGGATTGGATTTCAACTTGCACACAATGGTCTTCATGCCATCTACAATTTGCATCGAATACTTGTCTGAATTCATCTTGCGTAGATTGTTCCAGTTGATGGCTGCACGCACATGGCCTGGCATGTTGGCTCGGCCCTGGCGTTCTTCTTCCTTGGCATACTTGGTCAAGTTGTTGACACGCTTGGGCGATCCTTTCTCCCAACCTGGCCGCTCTTTGAACGCATACTTGAATTCACGGATCTTTTCAATGATCTGCTCGCGTGTCTTACCGGTCAGCACATCGTTCAAGATTTCACTGAGGAAGTCCTGGATAACCTTGGGTGTATCTGACCGTTTGAGATCCAAGCCCATGGCCTTGACTTTTCCGGGCTCACCGTGTGTGTCCACACGCTTGTTTTCCTTGTCATAATACATGACAGCATAACGCTTCTTGGTTATAAACAATCCCTTCGAAGCCACAATCTCTCTACCACCACGTATGACTTCGCCCATGGCTCTGGGCACATGGAATGCCTGTTCCATGAATCCTGGAAAACTTTCATTGACCTGATCAGCGATGCTGTTGTAGAGTTGTACAGCAATCTCTCGGCTCCAGGTCATGTTGCCAGCTTCAATCTCGGGTTTAAGCACAGGATAAGCAGTAAAGTAACAACTGTCTGTGTCACCATAGATAATGGCCTCGCCCACGTGATCATATGTACCTGTAATGCATTCATTGACGTAGGCATCCATGTGTCGAGCAATGGCACGACCTGTGAGTGTGGTACTTTGTCCAATGCGTTTGTCAAAGAATCTGCAACCAGGATTCAAAATAGCACCATACAGGCTGTTCAAGTTAATTTTTTTAACCAACTGACGTTTGTCCCAGTATTCTTCATCTTCTGGATTGGTACAATCTTTTAGTCGGGCCTGCATGTCTTTACGTTCAGCATACCACCGCTTGAGCAAACCAGGAATAACTGCTTCACGCTCGTAGGTAAAGATTGTGCCATTGGCAGTGATCATCCAAGGCTGATTGCTGTCAAAGATCATGCGCCAAACATCAGCGGCACTGTGTACACTCTCTTCACCGTCCTGCCAGTCTATAGTGATCTCTGTGCCCGGTTTTTGTTCCATCACAGCAGTGTATTCCAGACTGCCAAATACACCTTCCCATGCAGCCGCAAAACTACTGCCAGATCGCATCTTGTCTGCAATGTAGCGTTCGGTCATGATGGGTCTGAGTTGTCCTACAATGGTCTCGGGTCCCATATTAAGTGCTCGAATGGCACTGGGATACAAACTGTTGATGTCTATGCTGCCCACATACTCGTGTATGCCTTTGCGTGGGTACGCAACATAAGCACCTGCGGCTTGGGTGTCCTCGTCACTGTAGCGTTCTTTGCGATTGGGCACCACAAGTCCACGTTCATGCGCTTCGTTGATGATGGCTTGTTCAGTCACAGCCACAGCTCCCATGGTGGTCTGTAGCAACACAGTATTCTCATGTGCTAGTGTATTGGCCAAGTCCAAGAACTTTAACTTCTTGTCTAACTGTGCCAAACCATTTACGTCTTGTCGGTTATACTCAATAAACTTCTTGAAGTTTTGATTGTACAGGGCATCTAATGTGCCTTCAAACTTGGTCTTGCCCTCTAGACCCTCGTATTCCAGTATGGCATCAAGACTGTAGCTGTGGCGCTCTTCATAGGTGTATTTTCTATACAACTGCATATAGTCCATGTGTACACGACCAATCAAGTCATAGGTCTGACTCTCATTGCCAAAGCGTTCAAAGGTCCTGCCCTTGGGATACTGGTTCCACAAACAGAATCTGCGTGTGTCATCTTTTGATAACACACGAGTCACACGGTTCACGGTGTAAGGGATATCATATCCCTCACTGTTCCAACCGCTCAAGGCATCAGCATCTTGTATGATATCCAGGAAATGATTCAGCATGTCTTCTTCACGCTCACACAAAAAAGTATCCGGAAACTCAACACAGATTTCCTGTGCTGTTTCCCAGGTCATGTGCTTGGGCGGCACTACTAGTGTGATCAAGCGGTCAACCCATCCTAGATAAACTGATATAGCCGTGATGGGATTGAATGGATCTTCGGGTGGGCTGAATCCACGATCAGTATCAAAGTCTACTTCAATGTCAAAGAACGCTACATTTAGTTTAGGACCATCTTGTCCTTTGTAGTTTTCTTCTAGACAACGGAATATAGGATTGATGTCGGATTCGTACAGTTGCTTACCGCTCTGTATGCGAATTTCTTTGCGGAACTCTTTGTTGTTTCTTGTGCTGAAGCGGCTTACTGCGTTGCCGTAGATACTGGTAAACTTGCCGCGGGGATCATCGTAGTAGAATGTGTAGTTGGGTGCGTATTCTTGATAGCGACGTTCGCCATCTCTACGCTCAACTACATGTATGCGATCGTGTTCACGATCAAAAAGTGCATCGATATAACTCAAATTTTCCTCCACTTATGGCTGGTTGGCCATGATTCATGTTCGTAACGTGAACGACTCGCTGTTGTTAAAACAGTACTTATAGAGTTTTTCCTACCGTGGTCAAGATTTGTTCCAGCAACTCGTGATCCTGTTGTTCACGACCAAATTCTGCCTTGTGTGCCAAGCGTATGGCTTTCTTGAGCACATTGGGTTTGATTTCAAGTTCTTCAGCAATGGCTTTAACAGTGTCGTTGAGACCACCAGTAAGAGTTTCAATTTCGTGCATGACCTGCATGCCTTCATTGATGACTTGATTGAGTTTCTTGGTTTGTTCTGCGTTGAAGTTTTTGGTTGACATTGTATTTCTCCTTGATGTCTTATTATACATTGTTTTTGACTATAGTCAATATGCGATCAGCCCATTTTTGGTGACATTGTTCAGAATGATGCATGTTATCCGTGGCTAGCGAATCAAAATGCCAGGTCTGGCCAGGTGTCTTTTCATCTAGATGCAGTCGTATTCCAAAATCCATCAAATACTGTGCTGGCTTGACCACATCGCTGTCTAAGCTCTCTAAACAAATGTTGATCAACTTGGTATGGCAACTTCGGTTCAAGTCAATCACTGCTTGTTGCCATTCGGATATAAAACTTTCAGGACACAGTCGTAATCTCTGAGCAAAATCTTCATCCATGGAATTAACATTGTAAAATCTTGGCTGTTGATTGATGATCTTCATGCTCCGGTAAGGATTAGGCCACTGTACAACAACCAACGTGGGCCGAGTTTGAGTTTGTGCTAGCCAATCTATTAAAACATCTGCTACATATCGAGCACAGGCACTATTACGTGCCAGATTAGTTAGATCAAGGTTCAATTGCCGAGACAACACGTTTGCCCAGCTGTGATTGATATCTATACCCACGCCTGCAGTATGACTGCAACCTGCTACCAACATGTATGCATCAGAGTTCATGCTATTAATTAGCTCACTTTTGACGCAGCGGTAGCGAATCGCATTGCCAGCCCAGCAGCCGGGCATTCGGTCCTAAGGCCAAATCCTATTTGCGTCCGATGACCATGTAGCGTGTATATTCAGTTTCAGGATCACGCAGTTGCATACGTCCGTGATACAGCACTTGACTCAAGGGAAAACGGTCCACTATGTCTTGTGTGCTTTCAAAACTGCGATTGACATCATGATCACGGCCTTGCATGACCACAAGAGTACCATCGGGTATGTTCAAAAACCATGCTCGTCCCTGCATGTCTGTAAGGCTGGTATTGATCACACAACCCTGTTCTCCTAGCTGTCTGTAATCTAACTTGTTGCTGTCAGACAACATGTAGTCAATATTGCCAGCGCCCACACGATCCAATATTTTTTTACTGACTGTTAAAAATTCTTTATTTTTCTCTACCAAGATGATCTTGTCAGCACTGATTCTTTGTTCTAGAGTCATGTACAAGGCCAAGTTGCCATACCATGATCCCAGCATGTAGATCGCACTGAAATCTCGTTGTATTCGTTCTAATTCACTCAACAGCCAGACCTTGCTGGCTGTGAGATCACGAGTCATACTGCCAGCCAGGCTGTAGCCACTTGACTCGTCTAGATTACGCTGGTGCGTATGGAAGTCTTGGAGTATCACTGCCGTCGTCCTCGGGATATACTGGATAATCGTTCATTTGCCTGCCTTGTGTAATGCTGCACCATTGTTAAAACTAGGGCTCCAGGAGTTGGGGATTTTGGCGCCAGCTCGTGCCTTTGACCATTCATATCCAGCACGATGTCCGCTACAATCTTTGGTGCATGGACTGCCTAGAAAACTTAGTTCATCTAATTCTTTTTTTTTGTCAGTGACTGGACCGCCTTCAACCCAGGCATCGCAGGTGCGCTTGGCTGCACATTTGAATTTTAAGAATTTGCAGTAGCCCAATTGCCCGGCATCGATGGTATCATGTGGATCCGAACCTGGTTCTGAGCCAATGCCTTTGGCTATACACGCCAACATGTCTTCGCTGATGTCAAAAGCTGCGCAGTTGCCACAGCGATTGGCTTTGACTGATTGTATGTCATCGGTGTTCCACTTGTCTGCTAATTCGGTCCAGTATTCTTCGTTGGGCTCGTTGGGATTCAAGGGACCATAGTGGTATTCGTCTATGGCCTTTTGGCGATTACGAAGGTTGAGGTCAATGCTTTGTGTGGCTGGAGGACAACCTGATTCCACTGCTTCGATCAAGTTTATAAACTGTCTCATCCGCGCACCATGGCTTTCAACTTGGCCAAGGCTGCGTGGAAACTTTCTGCCACGATAGTAATCCATTCTTTGGTTTCGGGATGTTTTAGTCTGTATTCACTCATTTTTTCTTTCCTTTGTTGCCCCAGTTGGCGGCACCTTTTTTACGACATTGGACAAGGGCACCCGATGCGTAAGCACTGGGCCAGACCTTGTAACGGCTTTTTACTTTATTGTAGCAGGCGTCTTGTTTTTCATCTAGTTCTTTTTTTTCTTTTCTTTGTTGATTGATTTTCTTATAGTCTGGTCCAGTTAATTTTCTTAAATCTTCTGGACTTAGTTTTTTGTGCCAATCCTTGTCGTGATAAGGTTGAGGTCTTTTTACATTTGCTTCTTTTACTTTTGTTGCCACATTTTTTGCTGGGCCACGGCGTTCGGGATTGGGATCTTCTCTGCGCTTCTTGGCAGCGGCACTGGCACGACCCTTTTTGCCTAGAGCGTGTGCTTTGCTTTGTGGTAGACATTTTGGCTTGCCTTCTTTGCTGGATCCTCGGGCACAGTCACCACGGATCTTGCCGTCGGGACCAAAACGCACCCACTTTTCTTTGAACCACTTCTTTAAATCTTCTTCTATGGCTTCTAAAGAATTTGTAGGATGTGGCTCTTGATCTCCGCCCATCTTGTTGGCCAGATCGTGAGCTTTCAATGCATATTCAAAATCTAAACGTGTAAGACCATTGACATCATGCGTGGTCACTTCCACAGTGACCTGAGCGTTGTTCAAGGTAATTACACCGTTGTGATCCATGCGCTCGCCCATGAGCTTGATGGCTTGTACAAATTCCAAGGCTGTGTCGTCATCTGCAAAATTATAAGCAGTCTTTAGAGCTCGATGATTTAATATTTGCCAAGTGGGAATAAATTCATGATGCAGTCGATCTAGTGCATTGTTGTTAGGGCTAAAGTTGTCTGCATCTTTGCGCAAGTCATTCTCACTCACCGGCACACAGTTGGGCACTTGACGACCACCCTTGTTTTTCATACCGGCCTGGCGATAACCCGTCCAGCAGGCTTCGAGAATTTCAGTGTATCTCACGGTGTTACTCCAAGTATTTGTTCTACTTGACGCACCCAACCTGACACGTCACTGCTTCCAATCTCGTCCACATCGCCCACATCGTAGGCCACTTCTTCTATGGCCTGCACTACTTTGTCTAGGCCAAATTTAACAATGAGATCAGTGTGTGCTACCAACATTCTGCGCATGATGGCCATTTCCACGGCTTCACCACTGTCGCTGTTTTCACGGACCAGACGTTGTTGAATACTGAGCCAGCCTTCTTGTTCTGCTTGATTTTCTAATTTGCGTATTTCTGCTTTTATGATTTGTTTGTTGGCTGGATTTGGATCTATTTCCATCTTGCGTAATAAAGCAGCACGTGCATCTAGAAAGTCATCTCTGGTTTTTATTTCTTTGGCTTCAGTAGCCGGACGACGAACCGGTTCTCCTGGACCATATTCTGGGGCTTCGGGTTCTGGAGAAACTGGAGGTTGTCCTTTAATGCGTTTCCAGATACGGATAATGTTGCTGTGGTTGAGTTCTTCTGGACGACCACTGATACCACGCAGGATGTTGCGTAGTTCTTGGCGGACTTCCTCTTCGGTGCCAGCTCGTGTGATTTTTTTGGCTGTTTGTACTGTACGTCCAATGTCCTGTCCGGTTTTCAATACTTGTTGTGCAGAAGTCTGTTGGGGTGCTGTGGCACACCCGCTCAAACTTCCGCCGGTCAACAAACAGGCTATCACAGCCGTGGCACCGGCAGTATCTTTGATGCCTTCCAGTAGTTGTTCATCACTTTCCTGGACTTTCTTGGCCTTGCTGGGTGCTATGGTCACAGTTTGTTTGCGACCTTGACGTTCAAGATTGGCCTCAACCTTTGTTGCTACAGCACGAGCATGCTCGTAACTGAAATTGCCCTTCCATTCACGTCCGTCGATGTAGACTGAATATGCGGTAGGGTTGCCCTGATCACTCCAGCCTTCTTCCATGTTGCCTTCAAAGGGCAGGAACCAGAACCAGTTTTGGAAACCACCAGGGTTGGTGTCATATTCCATGTGCGCACGATTTCTAGCCGTGGACATCATGCGTTTGAATTCGCCTTCGGCACCGTGCAGTTCGGCAATGTTTTCTAATTCGTCATAGAGTTGTCCAGCCAGGAAACTGTCGCGATGACGTTCGATCTTAGGAGCCAGTTTATGATATGCTTTGGCCCATAGTGGTCGAACATCTGTGACAGTTTCCTGCATGAGATCTTGCCAGTGTTGCTTGGGACCTATACCACCACCATGTTCTTTTATCTTTGACTCGGCTGCTTTTCTCATACTGACCGGAGCTGGCTCTGGCTCTGGCTCTGGCCTTATAGTTTTTAATGGTACCACATTAGAAAAACCTCCAAGTTGCCGTGCCATGGCTGCCACAGCAGGCGAAGTGCCAGTGGCCTTGGGCGCAACCACTGGTTCTTGTTGTGTGTCTGGCACTGCTGTGAGTTTAGATTTTGCATCTGCTGGAGCATTGGGAATGATGTCTATGACTCTGGTCTGCACACGGCCTGGTTCCGCTGTTTTGCCACGTGTGGATTTTTTAGCGCCAGTCATTTGATTCACAGTTTGTGCCAGTCCGGCATTGGTGCTTTGGACTTGATCCAGTTGTTTTTCCAAAGAATCGTTTTCTTTGTCAAGATTGTTGATTTCGCGACCTTGTTCTTGATCCAAGGCTACAAGCTGTTTGAGCAAGGCATCTTGTTTTTCGTTGGCTCCGCGTATGGCCGACAACTGTTGCTGACTGCGTTCGGTTGAATCAATTTCAGCACGGGCCACAGCTTCTATGTCGCTACGGGCTGCTGGATACTGGGCACGGAGTTTTTGAAGTTCTCTGGCTACTTTGACGTCGCCAGCGTCTAGATCATTGCCGTCTGACTTTTTTTTTTCTTGCAACGGCAGCTCGCCCTGTGTGGGTATGCCAGGCAAAGACGGTTGTACCTGTTGTGGGGTCCATCCCAGTTGTTTAAGAACTTTTAAAGTTTCGTCGCCACTGGGCAACACACGATAGATAAAATAGTTTTTGGCCTGATTCC